TACAAACTCAAACATACCATATAAGCCATTTGCGGTCAACATATTGTTATTTGCGTAGTTCACTTAACTATTGGATTAGACTAGCAAGTGTCTCAATTCTCTTCATCCAATTATCGTTAGAGCGAACACATGTATACCAGAAATCCGCCCCAACATAACCGAACTGACGGCCAGGGTTAGCATGACTTGCTGTTTGGCTGGAAAGTTTAACCGGATTAATTCCTGTGTAGTCTTTACCTTTCAGGCTGATGTGGCCCAAGCAGTCTTGGCCGATGATGATAAGCGGGTATACGTCGTTGTTTGACTCTCCTGCACTGACGAAAGAACCATCGTAAGCGGCTCCACCGGCAAGAAAAGGAGTAAACAGAGAGGACGATACAAACCTGTACTCGTTGACTGCGCCGAACTCGTTTGGATGAACCGGGGTAATTGCACTACCGTATTCGACCTTTTTAGTGAATCCATCGATCTTCTGAATATCACTTATCATGTCAGTACCACAAAACACGATATATCCAGGTTGGACCGAGGCTGTGCCGAAGTTAGGACCGGCAGCAATCATCTTGGTAACTCGTTTCGCTCTTGCGTTGTACAATCCACGGGCGGCGAGGTCCAGAGAGTTCAGGGTTACTGTACTGGCAAGACCGATACGGGTGGTACCGTTGGTGTAGTTTACAGAACTCCCGGCTTTCATTTGCCCGTAGGCTACCAGTTCGGCAATCTCGGCCAGGGTTTCCCCGGTCTGAATTGCCATATCCGCCGGAATGTCATCTTCGTACATCAACTCGGCTTTTGCGGTAAACTTGAAAAGGATACTGTAGTGCTGCAATACCGCCGTTACATCTGTATAGCTGATTGTATTCGGTGTCGGGGTGGTTCCCTCGGCTGTGATAAAGTTATTGGGGGTAATGCTCGGTGCACCAACGGAATCCATATTGAATGGGTTCAATCGACGGAATACGCGAGTATCGGTTTTGTTTCGTGGTTGCATTTTATGCTCACCGAACATACCAAGAACAGACTCGGTTTCGGCGTGTTTGAGCATCACCATCTCTGCATCAATAAGGTTTCTCGATGCGACTGTACTATATCCTTGCATTGCCATTATGTGCTAGCTCCGTATATTTTCCTGGCGGCGTGCCGTCTATATTCTTCATCGGTCATGTCGTCAGGAGATTTTGTTTTTATTGTCTTGCCGGTTCTCGGTGTTTCCGTAGACCTTGCAAGGCGTTCGTCTCTTTTTTCCTGCGTGTTTCTTACAGGTTTTTTCTTTGTTCCTTTGTACAGATCGAGCACTTCCTTTGCGTCCATTGCATCCATGCTTTCAAATGCCTTGGATTGAATTTCAGGCGGTTGTCTTGTGAGCCATTCGTTATAGATTGGGTCTTTTGCTATCTGCTGAAAGTCTGGATGAAATATCTTGAGTATTTTAACTTCGTTTGCTACCTGTAAATCGGTGAGCTTTTTATTGAAGTCTGTCTCCAGTTCAACCCTTAGCGCCTCAACATCAGGAAGTTTTATTTCTTCGGCGGACTTTCCGGCGAATACTTTTTCCATTGCACTGAACTTGTCGGCTTCTTCCGGGTATTCAGATTTTAGCTGTTCCCACTCTTTATTAACAACAGGTTCTTTCTTTGCCTCGACCTTTGGCTGTTCAGCTTTTTTCTGGTTTTGAAGCGAGTTTTGGAGTGACCCAACCCGGTTCTCTGCCTGAGATAATCGGTATTTAAGGTTGTTTAATTCACCTGTCTGAGAATCGATGTAAGATTTAACGGCGGGGTCTATCCCGGCGAAAGGATCTTCATCTGTTTTCTCTTCTGAGCCTTCCAAAGATATTTCGTCTTCCTTCTCGACTATTACCTCTGGATCTTCCTTAAACAACTCGTCCCCTGCACCCCAAACGGTCTTAGCTGATCTAGCCCTATACTGTTCGTCGGTAAATTGCTCGTCTGCCATTTTACTCTCCAGTCTCGGCACTTGGGCGAGACATCAATCCTGGGCGTTTCCGGCCAGCGTCTTTTGGTAATTCAGCAAGATCCTTTAATATAGAAATCCTGCCCCTTATGTAGGCTGTCTGATCGGAATTATGGTGGGGGGCGTCGTTTTTTCCCCTCTCAGCAATCAACCTCTCTTCCTGCCATTTAATAATGTACTTCCAAGTCGGTGAATATATGTTTAGCTCTGCCTCTTCTGCCTCTTTTTCTATTAGGGCGTTGAACGGTAGAGTTTTTACTTTTTTGTTGAACCATTTACTGAGCATAGGCTTGTCCCCTTGCTGCGCGTCCTGCAGGTTCAACCGGAGGCGTAGCTACCTGTGGCGCCGGCTGCTTAGAGTTAGCGTTCAATGCAAGTTGGACCTTTAGTTTAGACACATCGAGGTTCCTTTTTTCCGCAAACTCCATCAATTTCATATTGTACTCAAGTTGTTTCATTTCCCTTTCGTGCTGCCGTTGGTTCTCCGCCTCTTGCGCTTTCTGCTGGAGCTCCGCCATGTCGCTTTGCTGCCTTATTTGCTCTTTCTGTAGGTCCCCTTGTGTTCTCACGCTGGCAACCTCAAGAGCTGGGTTCTGTGGAGGCTTAGGAGGATTCTGTTTCTTCTGCTCGTCGTATGCTTTAAGAGCCTGGTCGTCTTTTAATATATCGAGTTTACGGGCCTTGACTGCCGCTTCTGCTGCTTTATCCCAATCTATTATGCGTTCGAATGTCGGGTCTGCTTTTAAAGCGTACATTTCAAGTATTGCCCGTCCGGTTTGATCTCGTTCAAGAAGCACTGAGGTTCCCCGGCTTATTACGTCAAAATCTCCTTTGATTTTGTTATTCTTGTTGTACTGCATGTTCCAGTGGTAATATCTGGTTATATGCTTGTCGGTGATATTATCGTCATATGCCTTGGTTCTGTGCCGGATACCTACGTTTGCAGAGTCAACCGCTATGTTGGTTTGCCCTAATGTGTCCGGGTTCTTTTGCGCTTCGCCTTGAAATATTGTTGGGAGTGCTGTTTCCAGGTCTGCGAATCGCAGCACCATCTCGATTATCGCTTGATAGTGTGGCTGGTTATTCCTTACCTCAAATACGGCAAAAGCCTTACGAGCATCTTCCATTTGTTCTCTGGCAATAAAGACCTTTCCGAGTGCCCACAATCCCCCCTGCGGCTCAAGTTCTTTGCTTGCTACGATGGTTGCCTTGGCTGAATCTCCGCTATTGTCCATCATTGCACGCCAGGCGGCTTTCATAATACGCTGTAGCCATGTGAGCATCCGTGGAATACCAATACCCCAGGGCGAGTTAATGTTTTGATCTTCCCACCTAAAAAAATCATAGGGGATATCTTCGGTATCGAGCACGTTTAGCTCAACTTTAACCGGCCTGTCGTTTATCAGGACGACACAACAAGAGACAGTTTTCGATGTTGAGGCTGCACATTCGCAATCTACCCCTAATATTCCAAGGTGTTCTCGGTCAAGGTCAAGATACCCTTCCCAAAGATCATAAGCCTTACCTTGCTCCTCTTTGGTTGCCTTCTCTCCGTCTCTACCGGTGATTGCAAAAGAGTCCCTTTTGGGTGATTCTATCAATACCGCGACTAACTGATCCTCAAGGTATCCTTTAACCCCGATGAGTTTTTTAACATCCCTCGGCAGGATTGTATCTTTCTCCCAAATATACTCACATGATTTTTGTATATCCGAAGTTGTCCCGGGTGAGGGATAAACGTTCCAGCAATCCACCCACCGGCTTGCTGGTTTTTGCTCTTCTTTAATGGTGAGCACATACGACACTTCACCTTTATCGTTGTAAATTATCTGCCCGGTTTCGTCCTTTTCAACATCCCATTTCTTTTTGAGGCTCTTGACAACGTTCGGACCTTTTATTATTCCGGTACCGAGTATGGCGGCTTGTTTGATGAGTTTTCTCTGCTGCGCGTTGTAATCACATTCAGAGAGTTGATCATCAATCTCAACTTCCATTAGAGCCATTGCTTTACGGGCTTTGGTGTACTTGTCAACTGCTACTGCTGCCATTGTTGCAGGGTTTCCGGCATTGTCTATGACCTGTTGACCATTCTGCATCGCAGGGCGGTTGTCTTCTCTCTGGTCGTCAAGCTCCGGGTCAGGGGTAATAGAGCATCCCCAGTTCCGGTCATCGGTTGGTAATTGGATATCTGAGAAACGGGCTTCGGCTACAGAAGTGCGGCCACGGATGATGTTTACAACTACTGCCGAACGAGTGTTTTTCGCTTTCTCGTCGTTGATCTGTTGTCTGCCTGTTCCGTTGGCATAATCGGTTACATTGTCACCGCCAGGGCCAACTTCAGTTCCTTCCCTGTGCGCTCGTTCATCTTCGGCCCACTGTCGTTCAATTCCGGAGCTGCGGCGATACGTGACAGCTTCATCACGACTTTTGGTTAGCTCTTCCGCTAAAGCTAAAAGAACATTACGGCGTAGAGATTCTTGTGCTTCCATCTCCTGCTCGGACATCTCTTCTTCGCCGTCTATTTCTTCTGTATCAGTATCCAACATCAGCATCCCTTGGTGTTGATAGCTCGACCATTACCGGCCTATAAACTGGTGTGTCTGTTATTACACCGTGAGCGTTAAGGCCACGGCAGAGAGTTTCTAACCCATCATAACCGTTAGAAGACCAATCATGGCGCGGGTGATCTTTGAATTTTCCCATGTTCTCGTCGTAGTCTTTTCTGAAGTTTTCCAGGCACTCTAAACCTCTTTTGCACTTGATTGGATCAATAAACGCAGTAGGTAACCATCTCTTGACTTCCTGGATAGCAACCCACTTCTCAGGAATCCGGGGCACTATCTTGATATTTTTCATCCCGGCTTCTTTGAGGATCTGTTTTAGCTTCATTGGTTTTTCTTCAGCGGACCGGGCTGTGCCTATTCTTCTCGTTTCACCATCATGGGGGAGGAAGTGATGCCCATATACATAGTCTAGCTTCTGTAACTCTTTCCAGTAATAGAGCACATCTTCATCTTGACCTTCGATGTAGCCAATTAGCCTTTCTTGAAACTGCACCCTCTGATGTAACCAAATGGTCATTTTATCTGATAGCCCGAAGTCCCACCCCGTATTCACGGGTATGCCTGGATTAACCGGGATAACACAGATTTGCCCTGCTTTTTTCATCTTGCGTAAAATCTTGGCAAGATAAACTCCTTCTACGGTTGCAGAGAAAGCCTCGTCTGCCGTTGAAGGAAACTCGCGGAGCATGTCATCGCCCTGCTCATCTGCCTTCTTGGCGTACCATGCCCGTTTACGGTCTGATAATTTGAAGCCAAGCTCTTTTTCTAATGCGTCCAGGTAGGTAATTGTTTCGAGAGATATTTCTACATTATCTGGATCAATCTCGTTCTCTGTCCCTTCCCACCACCCGAAGAACTGGAATTTATAGTCGAGCTTGGTTAAAGGGATCTTTCGATCAGCAATATCCCTGGCCCGTTTACAAAACTCGAAAAACTCTCCTGAGCTTCCTTCTGCAGTTGATTCGATGAAAACAAAATTACCGGCAGCTACAGTATTGAGTGCCCCGGTTTTAATCTCTCTCGCCTTGTCTGGGAAACGAATTGATATTTTACCAAACTCTGAAATGTGCAGGATCTGCAGTGTTCCGCCTCGATGCGACGTGCCAACATAAACAGAAGAACCGTTCTCCCACTCGATGCCGGTCTTACTGTCTGTAGTGGTAGTAGCGGTTACTTTCAGAAATTCAGGTAGGTTTTTGTATGCGAATGAAATCTTGCCGAGCTTTAACTGTGCGTCTGGTAGGCTGATATCAATGATACCGGCTTTGATGTTCGAATTGAACAAACAGGAGTCTAAAATAAAAATGGCAATTAGAGTCGAAAACCCTCGCTGCCGGTCTTTTAGGATGATGTTCAGGAACCACATATTATCCCAGAACTGCTGTTGTGATTCCCACCGGTTGAACTTTACCTTATTCCCGTCCTTATCTTGCACGTAGTAGAGATTATCCATCCTCCACTCACGGTCGAGCAATTTCTTTTCCAGGTCGATCATTAGGGATAAGTCGAAATCACTCATTATTTATCTCTGTTACTCATTATCAACCCACAACCAATGAGCAGAATTGCAACAATCCAGCACGGAAAGAATTCGATTAGTAATTCCCCTTCGGTTAAGTGTATTCCATATACCCTAAGGGAAACTATTAAAATCACTCCCATTGCGACCAAGGCATAAGAAAGGTATTTGGTTATGTTATTCATTCGGTAGGCCCCATGTTTTCCCGTCTACTTTTTGCAATGTTTCTCGGATTGATCCCATTAGCTCAACTGCGCCACTGTGTGCAACCTGGTCTTTGAACGCCTGGACGTTTACGTGTTTTCCTATGAGCTCAAGGTTTTTTGTCTTATCGGGCCATTTTACTTTTTTAAGGAGACCTGCGATTTTCTTGTCATCTCCCGACCCTTCCCAGATTTCAGAAACATCTATACCCGAAATGAATTGCCGCCAAATTTTAGGCCAGTCGGCTATTGGCTTGAACGAGCCGCGGCTGTCGAGGATATCTATTACGTCCATCTCGTCTATCTGTATGAGACGGCCAAGAACATATGAAGCATCAATATTAAGTTCTTGATTTCTAAGTTGTTTTCTCTTTTGGATCTCTTCAAAAACGTGCGGTTTTACCTTACCATTACTAACCCATTGATAAGCCTTTGTTGCAGCGGTGGTCATACTAAACCCAGCTGCAAGCGCAGCCCTTTTGGGATCTAGGTCTATTAAGTATTCAGCGACGAACAAGTCGTCTTTTGCGTTAAATTTCTTTTGCATGTTCTTTTTTGTGGCAATTGTTACAAAGGGTTATCCCATTGTCAATAGTCACTCTCAAATGTGGCGCATCAATCCACCTTGTAACGTGATGAACTTCTAATGTTTTCGTCGCCCCACAGTTAACACAAGCGTGATTGTCTCTTATTAGAACCTCTCTCCTCCACTGTGCAACCTCACTGTCACCTCTACCCACCGCCCAGCCAAGTATGTCTTGGCTTATGTTTTTCTTCCATCCTGGGCATATGCAATCGAGTAGAAGAATATTAACTGTTCTCCTGACAGGAAGAGCGTGTTTGTCTGATATTGTTTCAATCGCCTTTTTGATCCTTCCCTCTATATCTGGGAAGAAATCCTTTATGGCTTGTTGCGCAGCCGGTGTTTGCGATACCTTGCCCAAGAGACCAACGTGGCG